CTACAAGTATCCATAAATTAGTAAACCATTTAGGTAATTCTGAGAACATCTCAAAAAATAGCTTTACCTTGTCCATTGCTGTAGGGTCATCCGATACCACTGCCCAAGCTAAAATTGCTATAGGTAAACTGAGGATTACCAATACCGCCTCGTCCTTCCAGTCCGAATCTCTTGATTCTAATAGTTTGCCTTGGTAAGCTTCTTCTCCAGAAGCCATACGAGATGCATGCATAAGCTGTGCATCAGACATTGCCATCTTCGTCTTCTGACGGTTAGCGTAAATTTTACTACCAGCAGAAACGGCTAATTTAATTGCCGAGAACCACATACTAGTACCACTTAGCTTTTCTATTTTTCTCTTTTAAAATTTTTCCTTGACCTTGAACTTCTTGTTCTTGTGTTTCAGTTGGATTTGTAGTTTCTATTTCAATTCCACCTTTAACATAACCATCTTTGTTCGTAAACATTTCTTGGTTAAGGTCTTTTTTGTTTTTTTCTGCCATATTAGCTCCTTTGTTATTTACTTTACTCTTTTTTTAAAAAATTGTCACCTTTTTACTGGACTAGGAATTGTTTTTGACAAGATTGTCTTCTCAATTGACGTATCAGCTCTTAAATTTGCCAATTCTTCGTTTTGTTCAAGCTTTTCGTCCTGATTTTGTTGATTCATCATTGCTCTCATCTTATCAAGATTGATTCTTTCTTCGCCTTCGTCTTTTTTACGTTGATTTTCTTGTGCTTGAAGGTCTAATTCTCTTGCTCTTAGTTTAGCAATAGGGTCATTGTCAAATTGAGATGTAACTTTTTTCTCTTCTTTAGTAAATTCTTCCATCATATCAGCAATCAGTTGTGCTTTTCTTCCTTCAATCTTTTCAGATATCATTTTCATTTGCATTTGAATCTGTGGATTTTGCATTGCTTGTGGGTTCTGCTGCATTGCCATAAGTTGTTGCATCTCTTGTCTAAATTCTACTTCAACTTGTTCTTGTGCCATTAATGAAATGTGTTCAAAACAATTTTTTTCTAATGAAGCCATAATCATTGGATTGTTTCTAGCTAAATTACTTGCCATAAAATTTAAATGCGAAGTCATATGTGCTCTATGATCTTGACCAGGGAAAGCTTGGAAGGGTTTCCCAGCAAGAGCATCAATGTGCTCTAAAGCTGGGTCCTTCGGTGTGGGAACTTGTGGTTTTTTTAAAAGTTTATCAATATCTTTAACACCTAATGCTTCATACATACTTCTATATGCTTCATACAAATTATGTATTTGAGGATTAGATTGAGCCAGCTGCAGTTCCGACTGTGCGAGGGAAATACGCTGTGTCTGTGAGAAAATATTGGGATCTGCAACTGGTAATATATCTACTCTGTCGTCAAAGTCAGTTTGTTTAATCGTTCTTTGACCACCAACAACATCGTAAGGATATTCTTGGGGTAGATATAACTTAAAAACTCTAGACATTAATTTAAATTCTTGTTTTAGGGCTGCATAAATTCTTTTGTGAATTGCAGACATTGTTCTGCTACCTCTTTCAAGCAACGCAACTGTCGTACCCACTGCGGCTCCTTGATTACCCTCACCTACTTGCAAGTCTGCTATTGAAGCAAATCTTTGACCTGCTTGTACTACGACGCCCATAAGTGCTAAGAGTGTTTGTGATGGTTCTTTAAAAGGAAGCATCATAAATGCATCTCTAATATTTCCGCCTGGTGCGTCTACGTCTCTAAACTCTCCAGGTTGTATAGATTGTGCATCATCTCTAATTCTAATTCCTCTTTGTTTAAATCCAGCTGGTAAATTAGATAATGTTCCTGCATCTAAAAGCTGTCTTAAAGCTGAAGTCGCTGTTCTTGAAAGTCCGCCTATCATATGGATAAGACCAAAACCGTAAAAACCTAAACCTGGTAAAAATTTGAAATGCACAAAGTAATCTATTTTTTTCTTTAATGGATCACCTACTTCGTAGTTTCTTTTGATTGATAATACTTCTCTAGAATTTTCTTCTACAGTTACAACATACGGAAGTTTAATACCTGTTGGTTCTCCGTCTTCTCCAACATCTTCGAAACCTTCAAGATCTAAATTAACATGACATTCTAATAAATTAAATACGTCTTCTTCTCTGCCTTTAGTTTGTCCTTCAAGTTCTCGTTCTTTTCTTTCAACATCAGTTTCATTTACAAGTCCTGGTTTTAATTCTATGTCTCTATAGAAACCTGCAACTTGTTGTTTTCTTAATTCATTTTCAGAGATCTGTACTTTATGCATGATTGATTCCGCATCGTCTAATGAGGTAGCTGTATACGGAACAATTAAATCATCTGCAGGAACAAACTTAGAGCAAGCCATTGAGGTTGCTTCATCGTAATATACTTTTTTAAAAGCAGATCCTGCTAATGGTAAATGAAATAATAATGAATCAAAATCAGGTTCATAGTCTTTCATTTTTTCCATTATTTGGTAATTCATAAAATCTTTTACTCTTTGAGATTGTTGCTCTTTCTCTGGAGTTGGTGCTCCTAAAACTTGTGTTCTAACTGGGCCTGATGCTGGTAATAATTCTTTGTAAGCTAATGATTGAAATTGTGTAACAGCTTCTGCTAATACAGGATGTGTTGCGCCAGATGCACCTTGAAAAGGTTCTGTTCTTTGATCGTATTTAAAACCTAATAAATCTAATCCTTCTCTGTAACATCTTTCCCATTCTTTTCTAGAATTTTTATAGTCTTGGTAGTTTTGAAAAAGTGTTGAACCTAAAGGTCCTAATACATCATCTGGTAAATGTTCTGCTAAATTGTCGTAATGATTTTGTCCACCGTCAACAGATGCTATTGCAGGATCGTAATTAATATCTACTGATCCATCTTCGTTCTCTGTAATATCTACAGGATTACCTTGTTCATCAACTTCTTGCTGTTTTTCTTGTTCAGCAATTTCAATTTCTTCAGGTGATGGAACGTTTAACGTTTGCTCTACGTTCGGTAGGTCCTTGTCTATGTCTGCCATTTATTTTCTCCAGTTTTACAGGTTTAACAGTATTATAATCAATAAGCAACCCCTGAGGGTTGGGTCCTTTTTTAGGAGGTATTGTGGTTGTTAGTTTAGTTTTCAATAAAACCACCTTCGGCCGCTCCGACCATCATCTCATCATCTTTTGCTTGAGCTTCTATGTCTTCTTGTAATCTCTCTTCGTCTGTTAATTTTTGTCGTCTTTTTATTTCTTTATAAACATCATATCCCGCTCCTCCAGCTATGGTTGCTAATCCAACTGGTGTAAATGCTCTTACAGCTTTTCCAAAAGGATTCATAGCAGCTCTTCCGATTGTAGATAAAATACCTTGACCACCTTTTGATGCTACTGCTCCTAAAACTTCAGGTGCTAACAAACTTGCCCCTGCTAATTTTATATTTGGATCCTCTTGAATTTTATAGTTTCTTGGATTAAGTCTATCAATCACTGATGCATCTTCAGGTTTTTCATAATCTAAAAGTTCAGAGCCAGCAAATCCTGCTGCTATAGTTGGAGATGCTCCTACTTTAAAAATTCCTTTTAAAAGATTTTTTCCGGAACGTCTTAAACCTTTAAGTAGATCAGTTTTTGTTGCTTTAGATCCAATTGTTGCAGCTGTTGTAAGACCTGCTGCACCTGCTGCTTTTTCTCCTGTAGTAAATGCTTTTTCTACTATTGGAGCATTAGCTGTTGATGCAGTTTGTTCATATTCTCTATCAACAATTCCCGTACCTTTTAAAAAATTTTCTCCGTATTTATAAGCACCTACAGCTATGATTGGACCAGTCAATACTCTCATAGCAATTTTAGAAGTAGGATTTTTAAATGCTTTTTTTAATGTACCAATTAATTCAGGAGTTTTTTTCTGAGCGTATTTTAAAATAGCTTCTCTAGATTTTTTATTTGATAAAATTTGTTTAAAATCATTAGGAACAAAACCTTTTGCAATTTCCGCATTTACAGCTTTAGGTAGTTGTTTAGTTAAAAATTTTATTTGTTCTGGTGAGTTAGCATCAAATTTTGCTAAATCTTTCATGGTGATATTTTCATCCATAAATTTAGTAAGTGAATATTTCTTTTTTAATCCTTCAAACGAAGTTTCTAATGTATTAGGATCTATAGTCACTCCAACTAATCTTCCACTAGTTGTTTTTACAATTGATTTAACTTGTTTATTAATATCACTTAACTCTGTTCTTAAAGCATCTGTAGGATTATTTTTTAATTTTTCAAAAACATCAAATTGTTTTCGGTATAACCTATCTAATTTTATTTCAGAAGGTTTTACAATTACTTGGTTAATAACTCTAGAATCCATTCCCATAAGATTGGTATCAAATTGTAAACCTAATCTATTCATGTGTGTTTTAGAAACTCGGTGAGCAAGGTCTATTTTTCTAGACAAATTTAAATCTTTTAAAAGTTTAGTTTTAGCTTGACTTATTCTTCCTTCTTCAAGATTAGAACTACCTTTGTCTATTTTTTCTTTTCTTTCTTTTGTTGCTCTAGTGATGTAAGATTCTTCTAATTGTTTATACTTAAGACCTTCTTGTTTCATTAAAAAAGGAATAGCTCTTTTTAACTGTCTTTCACTAATTTTTGGATATTTATCTAAAAAGTATTGATTACCATATTTATTTGTAGTAACCGCTTTTTCAGGTTCTGATGCTCTCAATTTTAAATCTTCCATAAATGAAGTTTCCATGTCTGTTCCATCTGGCATTTTAAATCCTTTAAAATCTACTGAAGTTACAGGTTGACCTTTTTTACTTCTAACGGATATATCTGTTTCTTTATTCATTTTAACAGGTTTAGTATTTATAGTTGTTTCTTCTCTATTAATTCTTCGTCTTTTAGCCCCAGATATGTCTGTTGTTCCATAAACTTTCATTGCAATTTTTTCACCTTTTTTAGATAAAGGTTCATAGAAAGGACTGTCTTTACCTGTTTTAGTAAGGTTTGCTTTTCCTTGACCTATGGTTCCTAAATCATTTCGACCTGTTTTTCTAATATTAGATTTTAATGAATTACTTAAGTCATCCCATTTTCTATCGGGGTTTGCTTTTATCCACTTGTTTTGATTTTTAACTTGTTCTTCTGTAAGCCCAGCATAACTTCCTGGTTCATCAACCAAACCACGTTTAGGTTTTGCAAGACCTTGATTTGCAAAGTTTTCTCTTCTAATAAAATCTAGAGATGAGTCTTCAAGACCTCCACCTATTTTTTGCAGTGCTTGTAATAATCTTTGTTTTCTATTTTGTTCTTGTAAATCTAAAAGTTCTTGTGGTTTCTCTTTAGGAAGACCACTGTCTATAAACTGATCTACATTCATTTCCCATGTGCTTGGATCACCGAAATCAGCCATATTATAATCCCATCAAATAGTTTAGTCCGCCACTTGCGTTTAGTTTACGATCCTTTGGATCAAAGTTATCTAGCTGTATTTTTTGTTCTAAATTTTTATAAGCTTCAGGATCATTTTCTCTTAAAAATGTATTAATCTCATCCGCAATAGTTGGATCACTAATATCTATTGCTCCTTTTTCTTTAATACTTTTTAAAGTTTGAGTTGGCTCAGAAAATTGTTGCATTTTTTTAAGCTGTTCACGATTTTTTAAAAATTGTCCACTTAAAGCGCTATAGGCTTCATCATATAAATCCATTTGTTTTCTTTGGTCTGCTATATCTGTTATATCTCCACCTTCTGGAATTAAACCTCTTTGAAATGCTAGTTCATCAGCTAAAATATTTGCATCATATTTCATATCACCGCTTGCACTACCACCAACTTCATCCATAGCTTTTGCAAGACTTTCATCAGGGTTTAATTTACCTGCTTTATACTCTGCAAACATTTCAGCTTTGTAAGCTTCCTGTTCTTTTAAAATTCTTTCTGCGTCAACAGCGGTGCCATCAAAATCATAGGCTTCTAAAGAATCACCAATTTCATTTTCAAAATCTTCAAGTTCACTTTTTGTTAATTTTCTATTTCTTTTATTAAAATCTTCAAACATATTTTTTGTTACAGTTGACTCTGGTATAGGAGCCTTGTCTGCTGTTGTTAATGGTACTTTACCAATTTCTTTTTCATAAAGTTCTTGAATTAATTTTTCACCGTTTTTTTGCTCTGAAACACGTTTTAATAAACCTGGATCAAATTTTTTCTTTTTAACTAAAGTATCTATAAGAAATGTTATAAGGGCTTTTGCGGAGCCAAGAGCATAACCAGGTCTCCCGCCGTTCGCTAATGCATCGGGATCAATATCATCAGGTAAATCTTTTAATCTATCTCCAAGATCTTTTTCTGCTTCATCAACAATATCTTTCATTTCCTTATCGGTGTAAGATTGTTTAATACTTGGATCTTTTCTTGGTTTTAAAAAACTAGGGTCAATGTTCTCGTCAATAATTTTATTAAAGTCTGAATACTTTTCTGTGTTCATAAATTTATTTGCAATACCATCAAAAGCTTCTAAAGCATCTTCACCATAATATGTTCTAAGAGTGTCAATTGGATCTATTCCGCTTCCGGAAGGTTGTAATATAGATTTAGTTTCGTTTGGTTTTAATTTAATTTTACCTAACTTAAGTTCTCTATTTAAAAATTCTCTAGCTGCTGTTCTAACCAAACCTACTTTCTCACGATTAATAGGTGGTGCTGATGACTTCATTAAGTCCATAAAAATGTCGCCTGCTGATTCTGCTTTAGTGTCTATATCTTTACTAAGTTTATTCATTCTATTAGTTGATGAAAGCATTTCACCCATTGGACTATTTGGATCAACTCCTTCTGGTAAACCTAAATCTGTTTTTAATTTCATAATACCTGTGTCATCAACTTTTTGTTGTGTTGCCATATCAATAATCTCTGCTTGAGGTCTTGGTTTCATAGAATCAACCATACCTTGTGTTGTACCCGTCTGTCTCATTTTAGCCTGTAAAAGTCTTTTGGCATTAGCTTCAAAGTTTGCAAGTTCTTGTGGATTCTTATTACTTAAAGCATAAGGTCCATACTCATTAATTTTTTGTTCAATAGTATCTATGTTTTTTTGATCTTCATATGCTTCATCAGAATATTTTTTGAAAGGACTGTTGATGTCCATTCGAACAGGCTTAGCAACATTAGTTCTTGTACCCATAATCTTGTTCAAGTAACTCTTGCCAAACAGTTTTGCTAATAATTGTAATAGTCCCATTAGTAATAAATCATCTTCCTTTTAGTTTGTATCTCATCTTTTTCATCGTCAGGGTGTAATACGAAGCCACCTTGTCTAAATCGCATGATCGCTTGTGTTGTTGAATCTACAAGGTCATCATGTTCACCAAATGGAAAGGCTGCGCACTCTTCAATGACTTCTTCAGCGAATTCCTGCTCGGGAGCCCATATCATACCAGATTCAAATAAA